CGGTCGACCGCGCTCTGGAAGGGCTCGATCGGGTTGCCCTCGTCGTCCTCGGGGATCACGAGGCCAGTCGCCCACCGCTGGCGGAAGGCCGCGTACTGGAGGGCGATCAGGGTCGAGAAGACGATCTCGTTTACACGGTCCTGGAGGTTCAGGACCGGCCGGATGATGCCGTGGGCCTCACCGTCCAGGCGCTCGCGGAAGCGGACAAAGGGGGTGTAGCCGAGGCCGTGGTCGTCGACGCGGGAGAGAACCCAGTCCTCCGAGCCCTTCGGCTTGGCGAACGTGTAAACACTCGTCTTGTCGTAGAGCTCGATCAGTTGGGCGCCGTCCATTGTGGTCCCGATGCGCCGGAGGCCGATCTCGGGGAACTCGTCGTCTTCGTCGCGGTACCACGCGGCGGAGCGGAGCGGGTTCAGCGGCCGGATACGGGGGATGCGGCGCTCCTGGAGCGTGCCGGGCAGGATCAGCGTGTAGGAGGCGCCGTATTCCAGGGCGCCACGGTGGGCGATCGTCTGCCGGGCGTCGAGGCCGTTCTCCTGCCAGTAGCTCCAGGGGACGGCATTGTCGGCCGCCTTCGCCGGGCGGTAGCCGTCCACGAAGAGGCCCTTGCCGTAAGTGTCGGAGAGGAGCGGGGTCCAGTTGGTGATCGCCCGCTCGGCGAGGTGCTTGTACTCGGCCTTGGCGCCGCGTGGCATGTAGGGGAGATCGTGGTCGCCCGCGAGGTAGCGCTGGATCTTGCCCAGGCGCCCCTCCCGGCCGAGGTCGGTCGAGAGCTCGTCGTTTAGCCGTGCGGCAAGCTTGGCGTCGATAGCCATTCGGGCCTCCTTTCGGTCGGGAGAGGGGATGGGGGGCGGTTAGAAGCCGACGAGTCGGCCGGGTGCGCGGCGCTTCTTCTTCAGGCCGCCCTCGGCGAGGACGCGGGTCCGGGCCATGCGGGCGAGCACGAGGGAAGCCACCGCGTCGATTTTCTTGGGGCTCTCGCGGGTTTCCTTGCCGAAGTAGACGCCCCAGCGATTGATGCGGCGGCGGGCGTTCAGCATGTGGCGGGTCAGGATCTCCTCGGCGTTGAGCTCGGAGGCGTTCCCGGAGCCCGCGAGGAGCTTGTGGGCGGCCCAGGGGAGCTCGCCGTCGGTGATCGCCCGGTGAAGGGCCTCGACGGCGCGGGTGGTGTCCATCTGATGCCCGCGCATATCCCAGCCGATCGCGTGGCGCGTGGTCGCCTTCACGAGGAGGCGCTCGCCGTAGGCGTCCCGCCATGCGTCGACGTCGGTTTCCCAGTAGGCGACGTCGCTAAAGAAGGCGACGACGTCCAGGGTGGCGAAGGCGTGGTCGATCGCGTCGCGGACTTGGTCCTTGGGGACTTCCCAGCCTTGACCCTTGGGGCCTTCGGGCTTCTCCCAGATCGCCAGGAGGAAGGCGGCGCCGTCCTCGACTCGGCACGCCACGAGGGCCGTCGAGTCGTCGGTGAGGGAGCCGTCGAAGCCGAGGGTGACGATATCGCCCTTCTTCGTCTTCGAGCTCGGGTCGCCGAAGAGGAGCGGGGGGAGCTCGTCGCGCTTGTTCTTCATCCACTCGGGCGGGGAGATCCACGAGTCAGCGGCGGCGACGATCTGATTCAGGTAGAAGCGCCGGGCTTCCTCGGGCGGGGTGTCCGGGTCGTATACCTCGGCGAGAATACGATCGAGGTCAACCCAAGTCGCGTCGCCGTAGGCGGCCCGTAGGCCAGCCATGACGGCCTTCTCGTCGGCGAGATCCAGGTCTGACGGGGCCTCGCGGGTGTCGTAGAGGAGGCCCTTGGACGTCGTCCGGCCCTCGACCATTGCCCTCCAGGCGAGGTAGCTCTTCTCGGCGACGGAGTCGTGGCCGGGCTCGTGCGCGTTGGTCGTTTCGACCACTCGCGCGGCGCCGTCGCGGCTCTTGGCGAGGTTACGGCGGACGACGCGGGCCAGCTTGGCGCCGCCGTTGGAGACGGTCCAGTGGTGCGTCTCGTCCATGATCGCGAAGGAGGGCCGGGCGCCTTCCTGGGTGGCCGAGTTGGCCGTGATCGGGACGATCTTGCCGGTGGGCGTCAGGATGCGGGTCATGCCGACGTCGAGGCCGTAGTCGTCGACGAGGGCGGACTCCTCACACATGGCGCGGATCGCGTCGAAGGTGTTTTGGGTCTGAGTCTCGGAGACGCCCGCGATCACGATCCAGGGCTTCGGGTGCTGGACGCCGATCGGCTCGCCGAAGGAGTCCCAGCCGCCGAAGCGGACGGGGCCGCAGAGCTCGGCGAGGGCCAGGGCGCCGAGGAAGGGCGACTTGCCCCAGCCCTTAGCGCGGCGGAGGACGGCACGGCGGCTCTCGAACTTGCCTCCGGCGTCCAGGGCGTAGAACCAGAGAATGAAGTTGATTTGCTCGCGTGTAAACGTGTACGGCTCGCCCGCTTGGTCGCCGTCGGGCTGGAGGAGGTAGCTCTCGGCCCATTCGATGATGCCCCAGCCGAGCGTCTTTATGGAGCCGTCCAGGGGGAAGTCGGGCAGGGAGGTTACGGCGGTGACGGCGGGCGCCAGGGCGCTCACTTATCGCCCTTCAGTCGGGCGACGACGTCGGCGCGGGAGCTCACGGAGCGAAGCTGGACTACCTCGGCGTCGGCGGGTTCGCCGCGCTCGATCTGGATCTTGGCGCGCTGGCGGTCGACGTAGGTCGCGCCGTAGCGCTCCTCGATCAGCCGGAGCTCGGAGATCGCGGCGGCAGAGGGCTTCTGGGGCGCCTTCCAGACGTAGTCGTGGAGGAGGGCGGCCCGCTTCAGGGCTTCCCAGTCGGTGTCCTCGAAGAGTTGAGCCTGGGGCGAGCGCCTCCAGGTATCCCACCACCGGAGCGTCTCCGGGTGGGGGTTCACGATGCCGGGAGGGAGATCCGGGCCTCGGAGCTCGCCGTCGGCGCGGAGGAGGACCGCGTCGGATTGGCGGCGCTTAGTGTCTCGCTCCCGCTGATGCTGGAGCTTGGGTGCTGGGCCACGTCCGGCCATTGCGGTCCTCCTCTCGGCGGCGTTTATACGGGGTAGGTGGGCTTACCGGACGCGGAGCCGCTGGCCGGGATAGATCACGTTCGGGTTGGCGATCCCGTTCAGGTTCGCCAGGGCTTGCCAAGTCGTCCGGTAGGCCGCCGCGATCGAGGAGAGGCTGTCTCCTGCCTTGACCGTGTAGAAGACGCCAGCGGCAGGGGCCGGGGCTCCGAGCTTCAGGACTTGGCCGGGGTGGATCACGTTTGGGTTGGCGATCCCGTTCAGCTTCGCCAGCGCTTGCCAAGTCGTGCCGTGGGCGGCGGCAATGGCGGAGAGGCTATCTCCGCTCTTGACGGTGTATGTCCCAGCGGCGGGCTTAGGCGCGGGCCTGGGAGCCGCCGGAGCGGGCTTGGCGGCTGGAGCGGGGGCAGGGGCCTTGACTACGCCGTTCTTGGCGGCGTATTTCAGCCATGCGGCGCGGTCGCCGTAGAAGACGTTGAGGTCGAGGTTGCCGTTCCAGCCAGGGAGGTGGCCCGAGCTCGTGTACTGCCACATGGCGACGAAGGGCCAGTGACCGACGGCGGACGGGCCAGCGGGGGCGCCGTAGCCGTTGAATGGCGTAGAGCCCAGGGCGTAGGCGGCAACCCAAAGGCCGTAGCCAGCCGCGACGACGGGGCTCCAGTCGGCCGCGTGGGTCACGGAGCCGCTCATGTAGATCAGCGGCCGGACGCCGGTCAGGGCGTAGACCCGATTCAGCCAAGCCAGCGCCCAGGCGACGTCGAAGGTGTTGTCACCCTCCCAGTCGAGGACGAGGACGGTTTCGCCGTCGAGGAAGCCCTTGATCGAGGATACGAAGTGGTCGGCTTCCTGGACGGCGGTGCCGCGATAGCCAGCCTCGCGGGCGAAGTGGTAGACGCCGCGAAGCTTGCCGAGGCTCTTGGCCTGGGCGTACTGGGCGTTGGCGGCGGGAGAGACGAAGCCGTTGCCTCCGGTGGCCTTGATAAGGACGAAGTCGGCGGGGACGGCGGCGAGATTGATGCCAGCTTGCCAGCCGGAGACGTCAATTCCGTTGAGCGTCATGCGTTGGGCCTCCTGAGGGGTGAGTGAAGAGTGGGAAAGGGGGGGGCGCGGGGCCGAGTTAGGCTTGCCTTACCTGAAAACCCCCAGACCCGCGCGGACAGAGAGGCGCTATGCCCCTTCGAGCCGGGCGGGAGGGGGGAGGGGGGAGGTGCCCCCCAGGTCTGGAGAGGGGGAGGGGCTATCGGATCATGCCCGGATGTGCCTCGGGCTCTCGACGTTGCCTCGGTCGAGGTCGTCGAGCGGCCGCGCCTTCAGCCGAAGACTTGCGAGCGTGGTGCCAACGACACAAGGACTGAAGGT